CATTCCGGATATTGATACCCCCAATCATCCGGCATTATCGCACGCATTGTGTCTAACGTTAAAAGAGGGTGCGCGCCCTGAAACATTAAACCACTTTCGCTTCGCGTTAAATCCGAATCTATCGCCTCCTTTGGGTTGTATGATTGCTCCCACCCACATACGTGTAATAACGCGTCTTGTATTTCTTTTATACGGTACATGATAATTCTAACATTTTTATAACTTCTTGTATATCTTCATCTACTATATCCGTTTGTTTCGTGTTCAACGATATGCAACCTGGGGCTATAATGCCATCTGTTTGTATAGGCATATATATTGTTTTAGAGCCATTAAAAAAATCATCTGAAAATGATACTATTTTTTCCCCATCTATATAAAGAACAATACTACTACTTTCTTTGTTAGCTACTAAACAAATATTATATATTTGGTTATTATTCAGTCTGAATAATATATTATCCCGCTTATAATCTAAATATAAATCAGAAAAATTTCCGGAATCATCACGTATCAATATTATATAATGAGAGCTGGCTTTAATAAGATAACCTACCTGCAAAGACATAGAAAGAACACCTCGTACTCCTAATACACAAGAATTTTCAAAGTTTCCCCTGCTTTCAACATAAATCTTTGAAAACGGGTCCAATTTAAAATAAACCTCATCTACAAACTCCGGCGTATATCTCCAATCACTCGTGTATATCCACACAAAATAATCTAAATTATCGCCAAATACATCTATTTCATCAAGATAACTTTTTCCATCTTGTTTAATATCATCCAATAATTTATAAAGCGCGTACGGTGTTGTATATCCCTGCTTATATGGCGCAAATAATAATGACCCATTTGCAAAAGACGGTCTATCTACAAATGGCGGTTTCTTATCAGACTTGATAATAACCGGATTTTCCTTAGTATTTATAATTCTTACTTTCATAACAAAAGGATAATATCCGGAGGCTTTAAACCTCCGGATATTGTTTATAAATTAACTACTCTGCGGCCTTTGTGAAAACGGGGGCTTCCTTCGTGTTAGTGATTTGGACATCAATCGCACCACCATCGGCACCCAAGTTCGTAACATATACCGGCATGCCTAATGGCTGGTCTACCGGACGTGCGGCAATTTCGGCCTTTATAATCGGGTTTGCTACTGTTGCAGCATCGCTGTTATAAGCTACCAAGAAAGCCACATCTACACTAAAGCCGAAATATTCCTTAACGGCACACGTCAAATCGGCAGTAGCATCGCCAGCAATTTGCGACTGGTCACCGACCGCCGTATAATAGTGTGAGCCGACCGGAAGATTAATATACGGCAAACGTACAACATCCCATTCATGGAAATTAGCGCGTGTCCGGCGTAACGCTTCACGGTCTACGCGAGTAAGTACGCCTACATTTCCATCGGCAACAGCGTAGAACGTTCCGTTTTTGCCTTCTTCGTTCGTTACGTTGTTCGTGTAGTGCAGTACTTTGTTGTCGTACTCCATACGCTTATTGACGTCGTTATATACGCCGTGTTGTGCAAGTTTACGTACAAGTGAATCTACACCGGCATTCCCGATAATGTGGATATATTCGGGGTAACAGTTTGCACGCATAATCGGGTTAATGTCGCCCAAAATCTCCGTAGCCATTTGCGTAGGCACTTCGATTGTGTTTCCTGTAACCGTATAATTAAGCTTGTCTTTAAACACTTTCGTCTTTCCGGCTTCCAATGATGTAACTGCGGCCTTATCCAAAGCGTCAGCAAGTGCGCGCGTTGTCTTTTCCATCTTACGGAAGAAATCGTGCTCATAGCTGATTTCGTTGTTTGTATAAGCCGCCGGAACCATAGTAAATCCGATTGCGTATGTCGCCCAAACAATAGTATAAAGCGATGAAGTGTTTTCATCGTCTTGAATAACGCAGGAGCGAACGTTAGACACTTTTACATCTCCATCGTAATCAATTACGGGGATTTGTACGGTATTGCCAATAGAAGCGAATGCACGCTCACGCAATTTAGGCGAAATTATAGAGGTCGCCGAATCGGTTTGCTCTATAAAGAAATCAAGCGCGCCATACTCGCAGGGGCGGGTCATATTCCTATCAAATTCAGGGTTTTCTACCCGCCAGTTTTGTAATCTTGTTGCTACTAAACTCATAATACTACTTTTTAAAATTGTTATCTAATAGGGTTGACCCGTTACCCTTGTTTGCTTTTTATGCCGTTTCCGGTAATGAAGAGATATTATTATCTTTCCAGGCTTGCGTCATAGCCGCGTCAAAATCAGCCGACCCAATAGTTAACCCTTGTGCTAAAAGATGGTTTGTGATAGCCTCATACGCTTCATTACGGCTTTTGGCTCCGCTCACATCTAATACGTTATGATTTCCCGTTCCACCCGTACCGCCATGAGTGCCACCACCACCGGCCTGCCGACCTTCGTCTAAAACGCCCATAGTTTTCAACTCTTTTTGTAACAAGTCAGAGGCACCAAACGGGTTTAATTGATTGTTAGGGTTTCGCATAATGGCTCCGGTTTCGTCCTTAAACGCCAAAATTTTGCCGCCCTTGCCATCGTCGATATATTCGGGATTCATGCCCTTTATTTTTTCCGTGGCTTGCTGCAAAATTACGCGTGTAACGGCTTCCGGAAGTCCGGCTTTAAACTTAATACCGCCTGCGGCTGTTTGTAACTCGCTATCGATTTTAATCGCAAACAGTTCCTTTTTGTGCGCCTCTTGAATATCCGTGTACTTTGTATTCAATTCGTTGTACTGTGTAGTAATGTTTGCTAAATCGGCTTTTGCTTGTTTTAAAGCCTTTGCGGTTTCGGCATCTGCTGCCCCGTCTGCAATCGCTTTTTCAAGTCGCGCCTTTTCTTTTGTCAATGCGTCAATTTGCGATTTATAACCCGTTGCGGCTTCGGCATCGGCTTTCATTGCTGACATGACACGCTTTGCGTAATCGTATGTCTTTTCCGTTCCATTCTTTGCGATTCCGGATACGGTCAGAATGTCATTATCTAAAGCCCCGTATATTTCACCGGTTTTTTTTGCTATCACACTATTTTCGTCATTTTCCGACAAAGTTATGATAGCTTTAATTTGTTCTTCGGTTAATCCCGATAACTGTGCGTTTGCCGCTAAAATCTCTCTTGTTAACATAATCTTTCCCTTTGATTTAATTAAGTCCTACTGCCACCGGCTTACCGGTATTAACATCCATGATTGCAACAGAATACTTCGGGGATTCTGCCGCAGTGGTGTCTACCATATAGCCCAATACTTTACCGGTATTAACTTTTTTTGCAGCTTCTGTCGATATTACAATAACATCGGTAATTGTTCCCACCTTGATGCAATCAATAAGCTTTTGTTTTGTAGTTTCGTCCATCGCAGCCAAAGCTCCGGTAATCTCGATAATCAAGTTATCTTGCTGTGCAATCTGTGCCATATCACTATAATTTAAAAATTAAACTTCTGTTTTCTCACTGTTTTTAGGCCGACCAACACGCCGCGCAGTCTCTGTCTTTGCCGCGTTATTGTCTTTTTCCTCTTCTTCCGGCTCTTTTAATTTGCCTTCGGCCTTTAGTTCTTCCAATATTTGTGCTCTAATCGCTTGCCTTTCGGCCTCTTTTTCGGCTTCTGCTTTGGCTCGTTCTTCGGCGGCAATCCGTTCCCTATTGGCTTTTACAAATTGGTTAGGGTCGTGTAAAATATCAACGGTGTACCCCTGTTTGCGGAGGTTGTGTAGTCCGAACGTCTCAAAGAATTTCTTTCCGAAAACTTGGATACGCGGTTTTGATAGCCTTTCGCCGGTCTCCGGATTGAATTTCTTGATTTCAATCCTACAATGGTACATGTTTCTTTCGTTTGACGGACAAATAAAGTTTTCAGGCGTTACCTCCAATATCCCAACGTCCTTAATTCGTCCCGTTTCTGTTTTCACTTGCATAGTCATACATCTTTTTAGTTATTATATCTATTTTCTTACTAAACGGTATTAAGCTTCCAAACTCTAATACGTTTGTATTCTCACGTTCAAAGCGTCGTACAAAGTTAGCAAAATTTAATTTAACCCTTAAATCATCTTCGCTAATAAGTTGTTTTTCAAACAGTGTTAACGCTTCCTCACGTGTTAAATGCCTATACGGCTCCAATTCCGACAAAATAAGCATCCTTTGTAACTGTAAGGGGTCATTCCTATACTCTGTTTCGATTATCTGATTTTGTAACGCGTCTAACTCGCCTTCGCTCGCTCCGCTTTCCTTTGCCACCTTATAACGTTCCCTTAGTTCTGTGACATCATAAAGATAAAATTCAGTACCTAAATTTACCTTTGCAGAAACAAACATATTTCCATAACGTAACCGGCATACCGTTTCATCAACAAACTGCTGCGCAGCCTCAAAACCTTTCTTTATCCGGTTTAAGATGGTGCTTTGGCTTTCAAAATTAGCCCTTATTTGCTGTTCGTTCAATGCTTCGCGGGTCGTTATTTCCTCATTTGTGCCGACAATAGCAGTAATTATATTCGTTCGGAGTCTCTCATCCTCACTTACGTTATAATCTAAACTATTACGGTCAACTGTCAGAATCTGAACGGGGTTTCTTAAATCCGGTTGGTTTTCGCCGTCCGGTATTGGTATCTCTACAAAAGAACCGGCACCTGCTATATGCTTATCGCCACATTTCGGGCAACGCATTAATAAACCGGACATATCTAACTTGTAGTGCCCTTGTTTGTCCTTCAAGAAACCGCCGTCGCAATAGTCTCCGCTTTGGTCGTCCACAAAATCACAGTTTTGCTCATAGCCTGAATATATCGGATATGAACCGTATAAGTCTAAATGTCGCTTAGATATGTGGAAGAAAAGGTACCAATCTAAAGCCTCTAATTCCTTTGTTAACGGCGAAATCTTTATATCGGGGTCTGCTAAGTTTATAGATTCGTTCCAAAAGAAACGAGCCGGGCAATACCCTAAATCATGCGCATTTTCAATTATCAAAGTTCCGATATTATTGTTTTTCCCTTCAAACACTCTATATCTTTCATCATCAATAACCGCAATACGTTCCCCCTCCTGCCTGAATATAATCCATTTCATTAGGCCGGTCGAAGCATCGACTTCATACGTAATAACATCAGCAATAGGCAACCAATAGAAATACGGCGTAGGATACCCCGAATCATTCTTTTCGGCAGGCATGTCTACAATAAGGACGCTATTTATTTCAGTCTTGAAAAATTCCCATCCTTTCCCCGACCAAATTTCCGGCTCATGCAGAACTTCCTGGCGATAATACTCCCAGTCGTCGCGCTGTTCAGTATTCATAAACTGATAGTTAAACGCAGGGTTTCGCCCGTCAAAGATTCTGCTTAGCTTATCAAAACAAATTCCCGTTATCTCGTTAGTTTTAACGGGATAACGGAATAATGTTTTAAATATCTTGAATTTATCATTCGGTATAAGGTTTTGGACAAAAGCCAAAAAGTCAGTAACGGGGCCGCATAGATTAGGCGTTAACGCTGTTTGTGCGTGGAACCTTATACGGCTTTGATGGAATAACGCCCTATTGATTACTTGGCGTTTCTTCGGCTCTGTTATCTGCTTTTTTATCTCGCTTATGTCTAATCCCATTTTCCTTAGTAAATTCAAAGGTTGAATCTTTCGGAAGCTCCCATCCGCCATTATTAGGCATCATTAAAAGCCTCTCCGCGTGTGCTATCTCAAAATCCTCCGACATGTTGTATTTTGGACAACATAACCGGACTTTCGTAGACTTTCCCATTATACTGCCGGTTTTAGGTCTGTCAAAGGATTAAATCCGGGGGCGATAATGACCAAATCATCCGACCAGTTAGGCAAGAAGCTCCATTGTATCGCGTTGCTGTCGGGGGCTTCTAAGCCGCCTAATGTTTTGTCACCGATAAACAAAGCGCGAATAGGAATCGGATAAAATTTCGTTGCTACCGCTGTGTCTTTAATTGCACCGATTGCTCCGTTTTCATCAAACAGAAATACGCCCAAATTATCCGCCCAGCTTTCGCACTGGAGTTCCTTCAAAGCCTTTATGATGTTTTGGGGCGATTTACGGATAACACCGGTAAACGGCGTAACCTCACGGCCGATAATTTCTTCAACACCGCCTAACGTGTCATTGCCACCGCCATAAGTACGAGGCGCGCCACCTTCTGCCGTCGGTGCCTGAATATAGGGCGAAATAGCAATCTTTGTACTATCGTTAGCCGAAATAAAGCCAGTCCACGAAGCAAGCGCCTTAATATCCTTCTTTGGATCTGCTGCGCTATCAAAAGCATTTTTAGTTCCATTTTCTTTTACGAGGCGTTGAAATGCAACCTTTTGAATCTGACCGAAACTTTCTACACAATTTGCAACGGGTATTGTAGGAATCGCCGCTGCTGCTGGACATTCGCAAATCATAATCAATCTTTTTTTTGTTAATACTAATTTGATAAATTCTCCTTTAGGATGTGCCATATACTTCTACATAGGCAAAGGTATAAAAAAAGCTTTATTTACCTACATATTAACGACTTAATTTTATATATTTGTCAATTTCGTACCTTTACGCCCCTATTTCCGTGCGCATAAGAGCGAGTATTACCGTTCATTAATTCTTTTTCATATATACCGGTTAATCCGTCCTCTATATCATCATGTGCATTTGCGGAGAAATCCCGTAGAAACGTTGTCACATGATTATATATATCTTTATACCGCGTTTCCCACCCAAAAGGCATAATTATCTGCGCGTTAACCATAGCACTATTTGTAATAATCCGGCTTTCTTTGTTTCCACCTTGATAAAAGGCTTCCGTAATTGCGCGTACTTTCTTGGTCACCAACTTTTCAAAACCGGCACCGCCGTTATTACTTTCTATCCATGCCTTTTGCGTCCCATTACGGTTAATCATGGCCGGAATAGTCACAGCCGTTACCTCCGTATTTTCTTGCGTGTATTCCATATCCGTAATGAGAGCGTATAAAATAGGCTCCCATCGCCGGAGCTTCTCATTGAATACCTCGTTTCCGCTCATATATATATCATAACATGCCGAAAATGTGTAATCGTCCCCTTCGTCGGCCACGTCGGTATAATTGCCGGAACGTACATAAGTACCCCAATCTTTTTTTTCTATCCATGTTTTGAATGAATGTTGATATAAGCGACCCTCCGCGCTTCCGGGGTTTCCTTGGTACAAGCACTGAAATTGTACGGGGTCTAAAGCCTTTTGGGCCTCTAATTTTAACCGGCTATGTCTATTTTCCCATAAAGCCTCCCCGGGTTGCCGTGGGTCTATCTCTGTGGGGGCACCCGTTTTCAATGCTTCAAAGTTTACACGTACCCATGCGCCAGGCGGTATATTCGCAACATCTTCCCACGTTTTTATATCTATGACCTTTTCTCCGCTTTTTTCGATTCGGCCTATTAAATCATCATCATGCCAACGAGTGAAAACGATTAGTTCCTGCGATTCATTATGTAAACGCGTCCTTACTACTGTTGTGTACCATTTCCACGCCGCATTACGAACTATTGGACTATTCCCTTCCGAATAGTCTTTATATACATCGTCCAATATAGAAACATCCACCGTTTTAGAAGTCAAAGAGCCTCCGCGCCCGACAACGCGAAGACTTCCTTTCTTTCCGACCATCTCTATAACATCGCTATTTCGTAAGTACGTGTTAGCCATTGTAACGACATTAGACCCATTTAGAAACGTATTAGGGAATAATTTTCTATATTCCGGCGAATCGATTATCCTTTGAACGTCTCTATTAAAGTCTCTGGCTATTGTTGCCGCATACGAACCGATACATATTTTTTTATTGGGGTCCAATCCTAATATAAAGGCCGGAGTCATTCGGCTTGAGCCTTCGCTGTTATGCGTAGGTACGAAATTACGACCAACTAAATAAATTCCGTCTTCTACCTGAATACAATTACCATACGCTTTATGTTTTATAGGCTCTATGCTTATAATAGACCGTCTTCGTTTTCTACTTTTAATTACTATCCGTTTTCTCGCAACCCTTGTAGGGTATTCGGTAGAGGGGTTGAAGCACAATTGATATACAACTTTTTTGCCTACAACTCCGCTACTTGATACACGAGGGGGGAAACTTGTAATAACGACACTTTCTCCTAAACTCCGCAATATCAAAGCCGACCGGTCTATTATATCCTTATTCGTGTTGCTTATTGTTACACGTCCGTTTTTCTGATATACATACCCGTCCGTATCAATCAATCCGGCAATAACTTGCTTTCTTGTTTCTATGGAATTAAATACAAATTCATCCCCTATATGCTTTTTCTTTATATAACCATTTTCTTTTAACGCCTTATAAAATTCACTTGAATAAAACTTACGTGTAGTAGTTCCCTTTAATTCATGAAAGTTATAAGCGCTATTATTAATTATTTCTATATCATTATTACCTATATGAATATATCCACATGTCGCACAGCCATCCCCAAGCCATACGCCAAATAAATACGGGTCTATTCCGGTTTCCCTATCATTGAATTTTACACATACATTAGCATCAACTTGGTATTTATAGCGTGAACCTCTCTTCCCGTCTCCCTTATATAACCTTCCTTCCTGATATATTTGTTTTGTTTCTACTCTTTCCCATTTATGCCTTGTTCGATTATATACTACCCATTCATGATTACCGTGGCATTCTATTTTAGAGCCATCAGAAAACGAAACCATATATTCGGATTTAGTTTTAGGTGACACCCATAAAACCTTTTTAGGCAATCCGTCTCTTCCTAATACATAATCTCCTACTTTTAAATCCCCATGTTTAACAAACCCATTAGGGGTTATAACTTCCTCATTATCAGAAATCTCCTTGCCATGCTGAGGGGGCGTCTGCACTATCATTTTTCGTATTAACCCGTGCGCAAACATATCCAACAACGTATAATATACTACGTGGAAAGGCTCTAATACTAAATCCGGCTGTATGTATCTTGCAAAGTTAATTAGACGCTTTCGACCGGCCTCTAATACAAAAAGCTCTGAATTGTCTTTTATTGCAGAATATATCTTTAATAATTCGTCCTTTTTCATTTCTTGTAATACCTCCCTTTCTTTGTGGTATGTTCCCAAACAGCGGCATAACTAACCCCCATTTCTATGGCCTGCTCCTTAATCGACATTTTGCTATATTTGGGGTTATGATACTCTTTAGGGTCTATTTGTTTTCTCATAAGCCCCAATGATTTTGCCTTCTGATATATTCCGCGCTTGGTATGACGGGGTATTTTCTTTGAAATCTCATCTATTGTGCTGACTCCGTACTCATCCCGTAGTATTTGCACCTCTATTCTATGCCATGTTTCATGCGTCACGGCCTTTTTTACCTTTATTTGTTCCATAATTTCATAATATTAAATATTTTTCTTTCGGCTGATTTATAATTACTTAGTCTCACATCGCTCCGCGGGCGGATAAAAACCGTTTGTTAAGTCTTTTTTAGGCTCAAATCGGTAACAAGCACGTTCACTTCTAACCATATATTCATTCGTGAAATGACATCTTACACAAATCGGCCGGCCTAATAAGTCATAATGTCTATGGTTATCAGTAATCCACTGCCCGAAACGGCATTCTCCGCAATGATACGCCTTCTTATTCTCCGTCTTCTTCTGTTTCCTTATCGCCATTCTTTTCTATCATTAAACGTTCATATTCCGCGTTTTGTAATTTGTCGGCTATGACAAATAACATATCATTCGGTATTACTGAAATATCATATTTCGGACCACTTGAATCTACCGATACGTTGACATTCGGCATGTCTACCTTTACCGGAGCATCCAATCCCAACAATTTAGCGCGTCTTTGTTGAACGGACAAAACCAAATCTAAGTAACGCGGATTTCCGGCAAAGGTTTCACTTCTCTCCTTTTTTAGTCCTGATTGCCGTATCTTACTAACTATGCGCTTTTTAGACCTTTCCCACGCGTCCCATAATTCGGCCTCTATTTTATCAAGCTTAGAAAGCTCTTTTGTTATATATAGGTCTATGTTTTCTTCATGCTCACGTTTCCAATTAATCAAAAGCTGCTTTAAATCCTTGTACACTCGCATAGGAGGGACAATAGCGTAATCTAATCCCAGTTTTGCGTTGCGCTGGTTTAATAAATCGGATATTTGTCTATATGAATAGCCCCTCAAAAACAAGTCAGTACAAAATACTAAATCATTCTCGCGTTGTTCGGGGGTACGTCTATACCCATGCCTTAACCGTCTTAGTGGTTTATCTGTTATTTCTGTCATGATGTGTATTTTGTTTTATCCAATATGTAGTTTTCTTGTCCTTTCTACTAAACGTATCACAGTGAAGGCTAATCGTTGGGCAGTCCTCTGCGGAAATCACACAAACACAGCATCTTTTGCCCATTCGTTTCAACTCCTGTGAGCATTGCACGCATTTTATTACGTCCCCTTTATAAATGGCACGTTCGCCTACCCTATACTCCTTCCTTGCATCAAACTTTTCCGGCCTGCTTATTCTCATGGTCTAATACACTTTTCATAATATCATAATACCCTTTTTTATCTAAGAAAATACGTTGAGGATACGGTATTATTTCCCCCTCCATAAAGGGTATATTATCTATGCCTAATTTCCCCTTTACAGGCACTTCTATAACTTTACGGGGGTTACGCATCATCCAACCGTAACCGGACTTTATTTCCGCTCGTTTTTTTATTGGAATACGTGTACATAACCAATCGTCCTCCGTGAAATCCTCAATCCGTTTAACGTCATACAGTTCTACCAAACCCAAAGCCGCACCACTTATCAAATGAGGATATACAGGTTTTGCCGAAGAACATATAAGAAGGTCTCCTCTATAATGCGTGTTTCTACTTCTAACCTCAATACTTTTAATGCCATAATTTACTCCGTCTTCCTGGTAGGCAACCGTTACGAGGTCATTTGCATACGGTTGTTTTACTGTTAACGCCTTATATATATCATAAGATTCATACTTTGCCATAATAAACCTCCTTTCTTAGAATGGTAAATCGTCATTTGGGTTATTATGCCCGTTACTTGGTGCCGTTTCCGGCTCCGGTGTAGGTGGCTTATTTTCGTCTCCCTTGGGGGTTAATAATTCCATGCTATAACCATACACCTCCGTAATATATCGGGTTATTCCTTGCGCGTCCTGATAGCTGCGTGTCCTTAACTCGCCTTCTATATACACTTTGGTGCCTTTGTTTATATAGTTATTCGCTACATCGGCCAACCCATTTTGTAATACGATATTATGCCATTCGGTTTTATCAGGTATTACCGTTCCGTCTTTCGCGGTATATCCTTTCTTTGTTGTTGCAATACTGAACTGCGCAACCCTACCGCCGTTCTCAAACTGTTTGTAATCCGGCTTCCTTCCGGAATTACCTATTAACATAACCTTATTTAAACTCATAACACAGCAGATATTATAGCATACATGAGGCTATAAACAGCCCATATATATGCGGCAATAGTAAATACACAAAATCCAATAAACGTAACCTTATACGCTGTTCTCGTTTTAATCTTCATATCATTTAAATTTTATACAGTCAAACAAATACTCTTTTTTCATATCAGACCATCCTGCGTTGTCATTTAACGCCCTACGGTCAGCATCATACACGAACTCACATATAAACCCTCCGGTTTCGATGGGTTTTATTATGCGGACCAATTTACCCACAATTAAAAAACGCTGTTTGTAGTAGCTACTATTTTCACTTATAAAAGCTATCCGGCGAACCGCATTTAATTCAGGCTGTTTTTTGATTTCCGGCCTTTTTCCCTTTTGGTGGTATGTTTGTACCCTTTGAAAATCTCGCTTAACAGACAACCGGGAAATTGCCTCGTAATCGGTTTGTTTTTTTGGAATCCTCATTCTTTATATCTCCATTTATAACCCTTATACGAATTTCCTTTCCCCTTACATACCTTACAAATTGACGTTGCGGAAAAATTTCCCTTCCGGGCGGCTTCTTGTATGCTAACAAACACATTTACAACAATACCGTTTTTTATTTGTTCAACCGCTTTTTCGTTGTGCGGCTTTGCTTTTTTCCCAATCCATTTAGATTTTGTTATCGGGTTATTCTGATTTTCTTTAACTGTAACCCAACGTAAATTATCCGCATGGTTATTTGCTCGGTCACCGTCTATATGGTCGACACATGGTTTGTTTTCTGGGTTCGGAATGAACGCCGCCGCAACTAATCTATGAACACGAAACATTTTACCTATTCCGTTTTTCCATAAACTAATTATTTTATATCCTTTTAAATATGCGCATTTCCTTAAAAACGCATCTTTTTTTAAGGAGCGAACATTGCCATAATTAGAAATTTGATAATGTCCTTTGTAGCCCTCAATATCTTTCCATATTTGCATATTCATTTTTCATTAATTCAATTAATCTAATATTACCGGAATATATACGCATTTTTGTTTTATCTCCATTCTCCCATAACGAATGATGTTCAAAACATAATATATTAATATTTCTTGCATCGTGCGCCATTTCGGGGTATGCTCCACGGGTTAAAATATGGGAACAATAAACTGCGGAATAATTCCATAATGGCTTTAAACATTCTTCGCAATAATGCGGTTTATTCGCCCAAATCCAACGGAAAAACTTCTCATTTGCTTTCATCGTATCAATAACGCCACGCCCGAAAAGCTCCTTTTGTATCTCTATGCGTAACCTTATATCCATTTTGAAATGTTTGTAATCTAAGAGAGGCTTAAAGCCCCTCTTAGTTGCGTAGTCATATTCTTCGCGGTCTCTAATCTGAATCATTTTTAATAATCTTCTTCTGTATCGTCGTCCTCTTCTTCCGGCTCTGTGTCGTCCGCCTGATATGTTTCAGCGTAGGCCTCCGGAGTTGGCTCTCCGTCCTCGCCAAACAATGATAATTGCGCCCGTTTCCCTTTAAACAGGAACAAATAAACTTCGCTTTCGATTTCGGAAAGAATATCTTCCAATTCTTCTTCGAACCCGAAACTAACAGAGCTTAATTTAATGCGTGGACTATTAATGGCCGTTTTCATGTTATTATAGACGGTATATAACCCCGTAAGAATAACACCTACATTATCATCCTGCCCACTCAAAGACACGCCGCGAACCTCTATATTTTTAAGAACCTCATCGGCATAACCACGCGCAAAATCCTGCTGTTTTTTGTTAGCCTTGAAATCCGTAGATTCAATAACCGACAAGAACGACGTAATATTAAATATACGTCCCATAATAGGCCGCAAGCGTTCAAAGCATTTGCGCATATCGGGATGTATATCTTTTGCGCTCTCTACATGATACTTATTAGTGTAGCTTTCATTTCCGGAGACTTCTGTCACCTCATAATGTACATCTAATCCTCCATCTTTTACTAATTTTACCTTTGACAAAACAAAGGATTTCTCATTCGGAATTAACATCACATTTTCTGCCATAATGTTTTTTTAAAAATTAAAAATCATTTTCGCCTAATAAGGCTTTAACGTTTGTACTTGTATCATCAACCACCTCCGGCACACTATTTATCGGCGTTAATACTGGCGAGGGGTCATTAAATTCTATTGAACGTTTTACCTTCTTTGTTTTCTTTGTTTTCTTTTTTGGTTTCGTTTCTTTTTCAAATTTGACCTTTAACTGCTCCGGCTCGTATTCCTTTGGCTTCAACTCGATAACGCCTTTATCTACCAATACAGGCACACAACGAACTAACGCCCTTACATCATCTAAAGCATTATGCGCCTGGAAGTGCTCGCCGGGGAATAACTTTTCATAAAGTTCAGATAGTTTGGGGAATTTCCCCGGCTTGCCGTTTTCTTTTAATTCTCCTACAAACTTAATGGTTTTCATCATAGTATCAATGCGTTTTCCCTTGAAAAGTGCATCTTCTACGTTTTTACTCTCATAATACTCCTTTCCCATTAAACGGAGAATCATGGCTTTTATTATAGACGTATCAAAGTATATGTTATGACCTATCAGCAAACGAGCCTTTAAACAGTCCTCTATAAATTCGCCTATAATATCTGCGAACCTTACGCCATTCTCTAAAGCTTTTAGCTGAGTAATACCATGTATTGCGATTGATTCTTCCGGAATACTCCAAAATTCAGGATATATAATAAAGCTTCTTTCTTTGCCATTAATTACCCATGCAATTTGCACAATATTAGGGAATGTTTCAAAATCTTCATCCCATTTAGCTCCCTTAGAGGGAATGCCAGTAGTTTCTACATCATAGAAACAAATATTATCTAATACGTTCTTATTCATAAAATAACTCCTTTTGTTGTTCTATATTAATTGTCTTTTTTACATATTCTGCATGCGCCACCCACACACAGCCACATTTAAGGCATTTCAACCGGCTAAACCCGTGGGGCGTGTATTTATATTTTATAATACGCCAACTTTTTAACGGGTAACATTTACGGCTTTTATGGCATTTACAAAACATTCTTTCTTATTATTATTGCTCGTGTTTCTATTGGTGTGCCGCTGCAATTAAACTCACCTTGTGGTATGTTGAATACTTCACCATTCACAGAAGAAATCCATGCGCGGAAATCTTCGCATTTCTTTTCATTTGAAAATACCCAATGCTTACTTGTAATGGCAGCCAACGTACCGCCTTCTTTAAGAAACTCGTACATCATACGCACATGGTCTATGTCCTGATTGTGTGAAAATGGCGGGTTCGCTATTATTTTAGAATATGTTGAATGTTCCCCCTTCGTGAAATCATCGCCTAAAATCCTTACGTTTTCCATCTTTTGCAGGAACTCCTTGTTTTCAGGCATCAACTCGTAACAATCAACAATGACGGACGGATTAGAGCGGTGTATGGATTTTATTAGACCTCCACGCCCTGCGCTTGGTTCCAACACGCTATCCTCATCGGAAATTCCACCGGAAATCATGACTAACCAGTCCGCCACATTGGGCGGAGTCTCGAAAAATTGAAAATCCTGTTGCAAATTGCACCGTTTCCCATCGTGTAGTATCGAGAATACGCGTTCAGCATTGAACGGGAAAACAAATCCTTGTACCTTTCCCCCTCTCCAACTTCCCCCAGCTTCCTCAATCCATTTCTTTGCCTCTGCGTACGACTTCTTATTGAAATTGATTCTTGGAAGCTTTAATATGTTGTTTTCAAGCGTGCAATGTTTTAAAATGTCCTCTACGCACCATTTATTTCCATCGTCAACTTTTTCACTTTTTTTAGATGCGATTACATTCGGAGCAAGCAGGGAGCTTATTTTGCTTACCATCTTATTAGAGGCATCCATAAATACGTTTATACTCCCAAGGACCTGAAGGAGGAACTCGGTATCCACGTGACCCGTTTCGTCGTAGATATCTACCCCGTCTGACAGTTCCGACAACGAATTCAACATTTCAACGCTACCAGCTAACGCTTCGAGTAAAACTTGCTTTTTGTTCTTCATAACTTTTCTGTAAATAAATTCTTGTTGTATCCATGTTTGCATGTCCCAATAAGTCGGCGAGCAGCACAATATCACGGCTTTTCTTCAAAAACATTTTTGCAAAGAAATGCCTGAAGGCATGCGGGTGCATCTTTTCTAAAGGAATGCCGCAACTCTTTCCCCATGCCTTCATGTCTGAAGAAAGCCCCCGTGAGGAAATCTTTCCGTATTTTCCCATTGCCAAAATCCCGGTCTTCCCTGCCTCCTTGGCGTACGCCTTGGCTTCTTTCCGCAATTGGCCCTGGAAGAAAAAGCGGCGGTACTTGTTTCCTTTGCCTTTTAACGTCACCTCGCCGGAAATGATGTCCTCCCATGTGAACTGCATGAATTCTGACAGGCGTGCCCCGGTTGTCCCAAGCACCTTGATGAAGAAATAATAATCCTTGTTTTTCTTTGTTTTGAGATATTCCAAGAGGCGGTTGTATTCTTCTTCCGTAGGTATGTTGTTGGTTTCCAGTTTGCGTTGCTGTTTCGGGCGTTTCAGTTCAAAAGGTTTCTTTTTCCATTTTGCGAATTTTTCAAGGGCCAAAATCCTCAGCCTGATTGTCTGCGGTGAAAGGGCTTGCTCTTCAAGCGTACTGACATACATCTTGGCATTAGACATGTTCACCTCATTGGCGTACTCAAAAAATTTTTTCAGGGAAAAATAATACATGTTGAGCGTATGGGGCGAATAATCGAAATTTTCGTCAAGCCATGCCATGAACCCATTTAATTGTTCTTTGTTTTTATCCGAGACAACACTGAGTTTCTCCAATGTTTTCACTTTTGACTTTTTCTTCCTATTGTAACCCTTTCCGCAAAAATTGAGGAAATCACATATTGCCGTCCCACATGAGTAATCATTGGCCATTTCAAGGGAATGTTCCCGTTTAAATGCCATAAAGCCGCGCCTGTCCACACTGCTTGCACTTTCAAGGAAACATAATACATGCTTGGCGTAGCGTGCCTTAGTAGCGTAGAAACGGTCTGTCTCATTTAAATAGTACATGTAATCGATAAACAACTGTTGCCTTATTCCATCCATTTTCATTTATATTATTGTCGTTTGTCCATATAATTAAATTACTTAAATTGTTTTAGGGTCCTCTATATATATACTAAAATCTTCCGCAGCAATTTGCTTTAATGTTTCTATATGCTCAACGAGTTCTGCATTACTTAGTTCCGCAACCGACTTTATCCGTGTATTGTACTTACCTGTATCTAAGTCTGCATTTTGTTCGTACATGATAGGGGACATTTCACGCAATCTTTTCTCCGTTTGTTCATCGGTTAAACGCTCGCCATTTTCCCAAAACGCCGACTTAAAAGAAGGGACTACACAATTAAAATAATACCCCTTTAAGGCGGCGGAGCTGCCTTTTGATGCTATGTGGAAATTTGCAATAACTCTGCACCCCTTATGTAAGGCAAAGAAACTGTTTATTTCATCCATATACATTAAAAGACGGCCTTTATTATTTATTGTCCCCGTCAGACTGAAACTCTTTTTTTTCATTCTCTAAAAGTATTTTCATCGCTTTATTAAATGCCTCTCCGCCTACACTAAGAATAAATGTTCGGACTGTTTTAGGGTAGTTTGAAGTTTTATTCATAGTCTGTTCGTAGACCTCTATAAATTTTGTCTTATTCCAAACGCCATCATTTTTGAGCCTATCAATAGGATGCGAACGTAACCGGCCACCTTTAAACCCTATCGCGTCTTTCCTGATATAGTCCAATTCAGATAATAAACGTCCTAATTCATTCTTAAATACAACGGTTTGGTGTACATCGCTTATCGTCATTTCTTTTACTTTCATCTTATTTTCAATTCATTATTCATTTTCCGTATATTCTTCTATTATTAACTCATCCTGTCCGCGTTTAACCTCTTCGATGAATCCCTGGAACCCGTTCTCCTTTGCGATATTTATAATAGCCTGTAATCTGTTTTTCCCCAAACTTTCACCGCGTGCAATCCGGAATACCTTAACCGTTGGGTTACTTGCTATAATCAATTTGGCCGCTACTTCCATTATTTGACTATCTGACACCTTACCGGCAATAAATGGCACGCCGTTTAACTCTAAACCTTCGTTAGTAAATGATAGGCCGGGAATAGGAAGTTTAGAATCTGATATTAAATTCTCTCGTTCTGACGCTAATTTCTCTAATCTCTTTTCCATTGCATCAACATCCTTCGCAACGGAATCGCGTAGCCTTACCTTCTCTTTGTATTCGGATACGATACGACACTTTTTATTATATTCTTCTGCCGCCTTTAGACGTTCTGCGGTATCCAATTTTTCGGGATTGTCTTTTTCGTATTCTTCTAACCATTTATCAGCATTCGCCTTACGTCTTTCTAAATCGGCCCTTTCTTCCTCTATACTTTTTAACTGATTCGCTTTGTCGGTTTCTACTTGTTTAGAATCCTCTGTTAACATGTCTTGCGCTTCCTTATACGCTTTCTCTGCTAAAGCTAATTTTTCTTCATACGCTTTACGAGCTTCTATTAAACGAGATTTTATATTTCCTATCTTGTTTAAATAATCCTCATCTACTTGCTTTATCCGTTCGGGGATAGCCGATAATTGTATTATACGCTGTTCACGACTGGCGCGTACTGTCTTAGCCTTTTCTATTAATTGCGCAGCGACTTGTTGCTCCTGCATCAATGTGGTTATATCTTTCGGAACTGTGAATTTTTCCACATCGCCGGACGATAAATTATTTTCGGCCTCTGCACATAACGCATTATATTGTTTTAATTCACGATTTGAAAACAAACGTTTGTCTTTCAAATCTATTACCTCGGAATCAATTTCGGCTATTCTTTTACGCACTTTTTCCGGTAATAAGGACTTAACAACTTCTATTTGTTTCCGTCTTCCTTCTGCCGTTTCTGACCATCTCGAAAACTCTACTGCATCAAAATCGGTATAACCTAATATTTTCTGTAACATGCTTACATTATCAGAACGCCTGCCACTACTCTTTTGAGTTATTGAAAGCGTTCCGCGTGGATTAGATTTAGTATAACGTAATTCAACCTTATACTCCTCGCCATCATCTCCGATAACCATTCGCGCAAAACCTTTATTTTCGCCATTCTTTAATACGGCATCTCGCGCTCCAGTAAGCAAAGCTCCAATCGCTTTTAAAACAGTACTTTTGCCTAACTCATTATCTCCGGTAATAAAATAGACATTACCTTCAAAATCGGCGTTAAACTTGCTAATAACTTGAAAATTTACAAGTTCTAATCTTTTAATTATCATACTCTCTTTTTTGTTTTAATACTAAGAATCCGCTTAGACGGTTGTTGAACTTTCAATAATGCAAAGATATAATTTATATTTTAAATGCGCAAACTTTTTTTTAGAAATTAAGATGTAATTAAAATAACTCCTTTTGCACTTTTTCCGGAATATTTTCTAAAACCCAATTTAATTTATTCTGTAACATATACCGGCCAAAGTGCATAATCAAAACGGCATCAGCATTCCACAAAGTAGGCGTTATATTCGGATATAATCTACAGGCTATTTCTTTATATCTCCGTTTCCGGTCTGCTTTTTCCTCATGAAACCCTTTTTTAATGATTCTAATTTTTAATTCACTTTGCCATTTTATCGGATGCACCATAACAAAAGGGATTCCGCACAATTCTATTAATATTTTTAGTTTCTCGTATTGTGCTAACATCTTTTGTATCCTATATAGTTTTCCCAAATTCAAACTATCTTCCGTTTGTTGTACGACATCGTCCGGCCTAACGTTTAATTTTTCAAGAAATATAATAGGGCAGCAAATACTCTTTATATAGCGCAAATAATCCGTCAAATCTGACAACTCTTTAGGCATCTTTAAAACATCAACCTTTTGCCCATAAACACGATACACCGCGATTCCACCATTAGCTCCGGGGTCTATCCCTATAATACAATCCACTTTCATACGTTTATATATTTATCTATCTGTATTTCATTCTTTACCATATAATCGAAGGCCTTCTTTATAGCTTTCAAACGGGCTATATTATACGCTATCACCGTCAAATCATCAGCCTTTAAGCCTTTCTTCTGTACGTTCAACGCGGTATATTTATTAATCAGACCAATAGAAACACGCCTCATATATTCATGATAGGCAGAAATTTCTTCCTTTTCCGTAACCTTAACGCCATCGGCAAAACCGCAACGATGCAACCAATCAAAACAAAGTCTTTCGCCAACTAATGACATTCTTAGACGACCAGTGTATTTATAGTCCAAGAAATAAGCCCTATTCTTGTTTCGTGTAATCTGAATTTCTTTAATTGGGTCTATGATTGGAATTTCTTTTCGTTTTGCAATCTTATAAATCCTCTCAAAAGTTACATTTTGTCTTTTTATAAATGCGTTCAATACTTTTCCGAAATAATTCGCGTTAAATTGTTGATAGTGTCCACTATCCGCATTACCGGAACTGTTTCGCGGCAGATAATCATTCAACTCCCCAACGGATAAAAGTTCAAACGCAGTCATAACGTCAGATAGTGTAAGATATGAGTAATACTTCATGAGCATGGATAAAATGCGCGACTGTATATATTGCCAATCTGTTTCACTTTTTGGTATTACATACCCTACATCAATAGCAATCAACTTAAATATACGCGAAAAATTAGCGACTAAAACTTCCTGCGGCGTGCCTTTTATCTGTCTTTGGGTTGACGCTTTAAATATCTGATAGTCTATATCTGACAAATCTTCCCTTTTTATTTCTTTGAATAGTTCGCGACGCTTTATAATCGCTAAGGGTTGATGCTCTTTATATAATTCTATCTCTTTCATACTTATTCAAAATCTTCATTTAACAGACCTAACAAATCGCCGTAAGATAGTCCGCTATTTCCAAGTATCACGCTTTTTTCCTCGCCTGAATCGGAAGTATATTTTATCTGGCCTCGCCTATAATCAGCCCTGATAATGTTTCGTGTTTGCGCTATCCAGTCTTTTTGCATACGTCCTTTGCTCGCGCTCCAATCTTTTACGACGTTGTAATAATACACTAAATCGACTTTCTCAAATTCCGGCGTATTGAAACACTCGCGGAATAATTCAAAATCAAAGAAACGGCTTTTTTCAAAAAGACATTTATTCTTTTCCGACGTTCCGCGTATTTTTTCTCCTTCCTCTTTTTGTGGTGTATCGCCAACGAAAGCAAAAAAGCCATTTTTTGCGTTATTTGATTTATTGTTATTATAGTCATTGTTACTAATAGTATACTTATATAAGGCGCGGACCGTTTTCGGTCCACTTTCGGACCGTTTTCGGTCCACTTTTAGACCGTTTTCGGTCTCTTCGGACCGTTTTCGGTCTAAATCCTGACCGTTTTCGGGTTCTTCGGACCGTTTTCGGTCTAAATCCTGACCGTTTTCGGGTTCTTCGGACCGTTTTCGGTCTAAATCCTGACCGTTTTCGGGTTCTAATTTCCCATAGAGCCTGCATTTATCCGTAAATGCGATAACCTTTTTATTTCCTAACTTGCTAAGAATGAAATACCCCTTATCCGCAAGGGCTTTTAGGTTTTTCTGAACGCGTTTAGCACATCCAAATACTAAAGGGAAATCTTCTGATACTTTTTTCTCCGAATACCAGTAATATGTAACACCATCAATACAATAACTATTGCACCAACGAGGGAAAGTAAATACAACCGCCATACATGCGGCTTCCGTTAATGTCAAATCTTTCCTACATGCAAAATTTTGGTCTATTAATAAGCTATATTCCATATAATAAAAAAAAATGCAGGGCTTTCGGCGTCCACTCCTACTCACCCGCATTTAATATTTTCCATTTAACGCTATAATGTGGACGGCTTATAACGCCTTTTCTTTTGCAAAAATACTATTTTTTATTTTATCGTCCAAAAACTTCTTTAAACTTTTCATCTAAAGAAGAAAGTATTCGCATCCGTATAGATGGGTCTATACAACAGTCCATAGAATAAAAACGAGATATTAAAGCCTTACGGGAACCGCAAAAACATCCACAAGTATAAAACGGCTCTATATTGGGATAATTATGTTTATACCATATATGATTGGTCCCGTTTGTTGCTACGTATGTTTTGGTAACTATAAATTTATACTTTATAGGCTCATCCGCATTCGGGTTACCGGCCGCGCTACGTCTCACGCTCAAATCTGAATCCTTTGCCAATTCGGCCAACACGGCACCGGGTGTATTCGGGTTACCGGCCGCGCTACGTCTCACGCTCCAATCTGGATCCTTTGCCAATTCGGCCAACACGGCACCGGATGTATTCGGGTTACCGGCCGCGCTACTTCTCACGCTCCAACGTGAATCCTTTGCCAATTCGGCCAACACGGCACCGGATGTATTCGGGTTACCGGCCGCGCTACTTCTCACGCCCCAATCTGGATCCTTTGCCAATTCGGCCAACACGGCACCGGATGTATTCGGGTTACCGGCCGCGCTACTTTTCACGTTCCAATGTGAATCCTTTGCCAATTCGGCCAACACGGCACCGGATGTATTCTGGTTACCGGCCGCGCTACGTCTCACGCTCCAATCTGAATCCTTTGCCAATTCGGCCAACACGGCACCGGATGTATTCGGGTTACCGGCCGCGCCACGTCTCACGTCGTTATCTGAATCCTTTGCCAATTCGGCCAACACGGCACCGGATGTATTCGGGTTACCGGCCGCGCTACGTCTCACGTCGTTATCTGAATCCTTTGCCAATTCGGCCAACACGGCACCGGGTGTATTCGGGTTACCGGCCGCGCTACTTCTCACGACCCAATGTAAATCCTTTGCCAATTCGGCCAACATGGCACCGGATGTATTCGGGTTACCGGCCGCGCTACTTCTCACGCTCCAATCTGGATCCTTTGCCAATTCGGCCAACACGGCACCGGATGTATTCGGGTTACCGGCCGCGCCACGTCTCACGTCGTTATCTGAATCCTTTGCCAATTCGGCCAACACGGCACCGGATGTATTCGGGTTACCGGCCGCGCTACTTCTCACGTATACACTCTCATTTCTTAAAAACTCTTTTTCTTCCATATTCATTTATCTATTAATTTAAATGGTTTATATGATTCTTTTATTTTCTGTATATTTTCATCGCTTTCATTTGGAACTATTGAAACAACCGGGTACCGTGAATGGGTATCAGGCTTTTGCGATATACAAAATTGTACATTCATATCCCATATAACCCCCCGAACAAATCCCCTTTCATATAACACGGCATCGAAAATATCGCGTATATTGGGGATAGTTGAGGCGGCTCCCTTTGTTACAAATGTCCATACTCCTGCGATTCCCTTTATTAAGGGTATTATAAAAGTCATAGTTAGTGTTATATCCCACCCATTATCTCCCCGTCTTGTGCGTCTATTAGGATACTTTTTAGATACATTTTCCATTAAGTTGGGATATTCATTCACATTTAATGCTGTGTATTGCATACCGTCCCAAACATGGAACGTCTCGCCATCGCCATACGCTACACGTGCTCCTGCGTCGTTTCTATATTCATACGATTCATTACATACGTTTTGCGCTTCATCATCCGGAAATATTATTTGTATAGTCTGCGGCCTATCTCCATATACCTTGTGAAATAGCCCTGCATATTTCCCCCTTGCTATAAAGTAATCCACACTTTGCGGCAGTCCTTTATCATTTTTCAAGCCTACACAAATAGACCCTATTCGGGGGAATATAAGTTTATTTGTTTTCGGAATCTGTTTTTTTATTCTCCCACTTACCATATACAACCCTTTCAAATAAAACATAAAAATAAGTCTTACTATATCCGTTATAATCAGTCTTCCGCATCGGGCATATCTGTTTTATATACCATCCATCATTACAGCTTGGATTAATTTCGTGTATATACTCAAAATATGAAACTTTTGTTTCACGATGCGGCATCAGTGAAAGTATATATCTTATTATCTTTCTCATATCTCTAAATTATCATTCAATAATTTTTTAATCACTTGTTTATTCCCTCTTTTTTTTGATTCTGCGGCCTTTTCTTCTTTTTTGCGTATGGTAGCTCCTTTTTTGGATTTTACCGCCGTAGAAGGCTTTTTTGTGCGTTTATTGGGCTTGTTTTCTTTTTCTTCATCATCTATATTAGAAATATTCTTTTCGGGTGCAATTTCTTTCTTATCTGATTTTTTGCTTTTCACTAAATCAGATAAAGTTAAGGAAGTTATATTTTCATTCAAATTAGAATCTGAATCCAAATCAATAACGCCACTAACGACCGTGAAAACATTGTCTTTCTTTTCGTTTTCAATAGAAGCCAATTCTAATAATGCCGGAATTTTCAAGGCGTTAGGGCTATCTGTTTGATTTTTCAAATTGTAAGTAGGATTTTTGCGCCAGTCTTTCGGACTAAAATTATATACTCTTTCTATTGAAGTATCCGGATAATTTTCTTCCCACATTTTTTTATATAAATGCGCCTGTATTTCGGCTTCCTCAGAAAAACCCTTCCGACCGCTTTTAAAGTCTACTATTGCGTTTATCCGTTCATTACTCCCTGGACGTACTAACATAGTACAAACTAAATCAATCATGCCAGCGTAACCGATTGGATGCGCTAAAGCAATCTCCACTGCTAACGGCTTTACATCATAATCCGTTATAAATTGGGCAAACGCTAACACATCTTTTTTAAGTTGGTCTGCATAATAAATAAAGTCGTTAGGAAGGCTTTTATTCTCTATATACGCTTTTAGTTTATCTTTTAAGCCGTCTAAATCATAAACACGGTTTATTAATAGTTCCTCAAACGCAGCGTGCATAAATGTACCATAGGCTGCGCGTTCGTCTCTATACCTTTCCGCTTCTTCTATACCTTTCTCCGCAATCCAATTAATCAGAAAAGGCGATTTAGGTAATGTTTGTGATAAAATCGTAGTTACAGAGGGATAAAATTTCGGTGTTCCTGTATCATCAAATAGATAATAATACCTTTGCCCGTTGCTATTGAGTTGAAACAGCTTGTATCCCGGCTCTATCAATGCAGTAGAATCGAAAAATAAAGCTTTCATTTCTTCCGCAGTCATACCCGGATAAATTTCAAATACTTCATCTTCATTTTGTTCTAATGAAAACGGCGACTTAATTTCTTTTTCTTTCATGATTATTTTTTATTTAGTTCGTTAATACATGCAATCACAGTAATAATACATGGCAAGGCCAAAAATAATAAAGCCGGATTATAGAAAGATGTACAGATAAAAACAAGCCCCAATAAGCTAAACAGAATCAAAATAGCTTTTAACTGAAACTCATTAGATAAGGCATACTTAACCAATCTTTCGAATACAGATAATACACGTTTTTTCATATCAGTTATTTTTTTGTTTTCCGGAAACCCGTCCGGCCGGTTGTTGAACTTTCAACAATGCAAAGATATAATTTATATTTTAAACGCGCAAACTTTTTTTAGAAATATCTATTTCCTTTTTTTGTATCATAATTAATCGCCTTTCTCCTTAATCCGTTCCAAAACATCCCTATTAGCTTCTAATATTTCATCAAAAGAAGGAATAGGCATCCACGCAATTTCTTCGTAATACATTGCCGATTTCGCCGCCAAATTTCCATTTATATAAATATTTTCCGATACAAAATATTTATCATGATGTTTCATTCTATTAAGAACTAATACTTTTTCTTTGGATTCCGGCAAACGTTCTTCTACACTTATCCACGAAAAATGTTTTTCCATCCATTCTGCACCACTGACAAAAGCCTGTTTTACGTCTCTTACTTCTGCATAATCGCTGTCCTCTGCTTGGGCGGTATATATTGCCGCCGCTTTTTCAATATCTTCTCTTTTCATAAATCAAAATCAAATTTCTGTTGTAATACTTCATCGGCATAGAACTTGGCAAATGACTTTCCGCTTATCCACCAGTTGAAGGCTTGTTCGGGATTATCCCACCTTACATCAGTCCATTTGTTTGTCATGAGCCACTCTATTGTTTTCATCCAATTCCGTTTGACATGGGGATAATCGGAAAATTCACGCAACAATTGTTTGTAATGTGTCATTGGGCAACCAATACAGCCGATACGCCGATACCCTTTGTCATAAAGTTCACAATGCGGTACGTTGGCAACGGTGTTTAGGAAAGTCCAAATATCTTGTTCCGTCCAATCAAGAAGAGGGGATACAACAATCTTTTCTTTTCCGCCTCCCATGCAGGAAATCATCGTTTCATTATGAATACTGAATTGGTCGAAATTGCCTTTAAACGTTTTACCGCCATTGATTTGCATTTCGTTCCAATTTTTACGCCTTGTACTTTCTTGTTTACGTACACCGACAAGATTGATTTTACCTGCTGCGTTTTGTTCCTTATAAACGTAACAGCACCACCGCAACTGTCTTGTGGGTAATATCCCTTTCTTCTTCGCTACGTCGTAGATGCTTATCTTAGGTTTGATAAGCTCCACGTCCGGATATTGCCGTCTGACAAAACGTATGACCTCCGGAGGGTCTACGCTGGTCAGGTTCATGTGTGCTTTAAACTTCACACCGGCCATTTGCGCGATGTGGTAAAGGGCTTGACTATCCTTTCCACCGGAGAAAGCCAAATAGAATCCATTTTCGGGGTCTAAACGCAAGGCCATGGATTCAGCCTTGCGCAACAAGGCAATGGAATAGTCTATCTTTTTATCTAAATTCATAATTCAAACAATTCTTTTTGTACATATACATCGCCGTTTTTCAGTCTCACTTCGCCTTTTCATTGTTTTATCCTTTCATGCGTCCTAAAAAGCACAGTTCTAATACATCGTGTTGCCGACCTATAACAGCAAACTCCAACATATCATTATCATCCGCAAGGTCGTTTATTCTCAATAGCGAATAATAGCCCCCATAGGGGCTCACATATTTTTCTTGTGAAATATCATCAATAATACGTTTATTATCTTGTTTGCCAAAATAGGAATTAAGGCTTTTCAAAATATGCTCCGTCACGTACTCCGGACTACACATGGCTATTTCTTGTCTTCTTAATGCGTACTTCATAATTCAAATAGTTCTTTTTGTTTATATACATTGCCGTTTTTCAGTCTCACTTCGCCAAAACACTCTTCCCTAAAGCGTTTTTCCTGCATATTGAAATATTCTTCGTCTATTTCAGTTCCCCAAAAATCAAAACCCATTTTATAGGCGGCTATTCGGCTGCTCCCGCTACCCAAATGAGTATCTAAAATCCTATTCCCTGGTTTAGCAAATGTTTCTAATAGGAATTTATATAAGGCAACCGGTTTCTGCGTCGGGTGTATCCTCACCTCTTTATTTTTCATATCCTCTTGTAGAAATCCGCTCCATCTAAAAGCAAACAATTTCGCAGATTTATTAAAAGAGGTCCACGCTAATTCACAGTCCGCAAAATCTGTTTTCCCGTTTTTCTTATCCCATACGACCCAGCACGGACTATCATACGGTATTTGTGATATAAAATGATTTGCACCGAATATTATTTGATTCTTTGACACTCTCATTAATTCATCAAATAAATGTTTTTGGGGTTTAGCTCTATCCCATGTTTTAGGCGCGTACTGTTTTGCTTTTGCTCTATTGCTTCGCGAATGGTTTTTTAATCCATCTTCACCTATCCCGTAGGGAGGGTCTATTATTGCTAAATCATAAAAAGCGTTTGGAATATCTTTCATATACTCCATACAGTCAATATTATATACTTCGCTTATCGGCATAACTATTAGGGAAATGATACTCTAAAACCTTACGGCAAAAAGCATCTATTTCGCAATCAAAAATATTAATCCATACTAATAAGGCGGCAGCATAATCAAAACCACCAATTCCAATAAATAAACTCGCATGCGTCATTTATTCAAATCCGAAAAGGAAGTTCGGCGTACAATCGCATTCATGACAAATAATATTAATCCATTCCGGTTTAATTCTTTGCGTCTTTCCTCTGCATAAATTTGACATGTTTACGCGTTGCGTGTTTTCATTCGCGCCACTAAATAACTTTTTCGCGATTTCTTGTTTTAACACTTTCTTTCCGTTAGCCTCTGATTGGGCAATAGCTTCGTTTACTTTCAATCTCATTTCTATAAGTTTTAAAAAATTCTTGGTTTATCATTAATATATAGTCCGCAATTAGGGCACATTTTTTCTACCCATTTAGGCGGCTCTTCATCATCATATAAACTACATTCGTAATCCGTAACCTCCATAAAAGAACCGCATTCGGGGCAGTCCCCATCACCTAATAATGTTAGATTCATTAAGGCCATATAATCACTATATTTTATACGGCTTATTCCCATATCTTTAAACACATCTAATATATCTAATATCAATGTATCTAAATCTATACATTCTCGGAGAGTTTTACCGAAATAAAAAGAATCATTTATTAATATATCCCATTTCGGGCAATAATCAATAATAATACTTGATATTGTTTCCGGCGTTTTACTGGCTCTGCCTGCCAAATGCTTTAAATTCTTATCGTCTTTTACTTTCATTTCTCTCCCTTTCCTTTGACTATGCAAATTTAATATTTAAATATAACATGTGCAATTTTATTTTTAACCACTCGTATAAATATATAATTTTTATATTCATGATAGAGGATATATAATTTAATATAGTATCTTTGTGGCGTCTATAAAATGAAACTCTCTTTTTTCTTGGCTGATAGGTTTTCCTTTGTTGTTTACCTATCAGCCTTTTATTTGCCTTATTCCCATATCAGTTATTTTTTGTTTTCCGGAAACCCGTCCGGTCGGTTGTTGTCTAACTTAGAAAGCTTTGGGCTTTATAGCTTCATTTAATCGGATACCGAACCCTCATTAAACCCTTCGGAGATACTGTCCATCTTTCTCCTCTTACGGCTTTCGCCTTATAACCGGTCGTTTTGGATACTCTTAGTCAACCGGTGGGGGCTTTCTTTGTTTGACACTACAAAGATAGTGCGTTTATTTTAAACGTGCAAATTTTAGATTAAAAAAAGAGGGTTTTTTTCAAAAAAAAGAATAAGTCATTAAAATAACACTTATTTCAGGCGAATTTTAAATTTAAGCTACTTTCTAATCGAAACAATGTATTTATATACCCCCAACAAGGGAAATGCCTTAGAATTGATTTTTTAAAGCCAAAATAAGAAGAGGGCTGGAAACCGCCCTCCACTAATACCTAAAAATAGATGATGAAAAAACTTCTTAACTATTAACTAAGCACTACAAAGATATATTTATTTCCGGATAGATACAACTTCTACGCCTTTTATTTCTGTATATGGATTTTTAGAGACTATATTAAAGCTTCTTTCTTTTATCTTTTTTGTTTTCCATAAGAAGCCTAAAAAACGCTTATATATAATAGTCTCGTACAATATTAAACTATCCCTTATTTGAATGTCTCCTATTAAGGTATCGTTATATACGCACGCCTCTATATTGGTCCATGAATCACGAAAAGATACACAAGGTATCAATTGGTAGGCCGTATCGCCTGGTATATATATAAGGCTATCTTTTACCTGTGCTCTAATCTTTATAATAGTTTCGGCTTGAATCTTACTAAAATTTTGTAGTTCCTCATTTTTCCGCTTTAGTTTGTTTATTAAGTCTGCATCTTCCTTCATGAACCTTTCGTAATCCTGAATGGAAAGCTCCAAAACCCCAACTTTTGCGGCGTTCAAACTATCTAAAGCCCGATAATACTTCACATCGTTCAATAATACCGCGTTATTACGTTTATAGGTGTCTCTATCGTGTTTTAGTTGGCTTACCCTTACATTAAGGAAATAAGCCACTAAAACAACAACTAAGACACCTAATATTATTATTATTTTCTTCATTCTTTAATCGTTTTACGTTGCAAGAACCTCCAGCACTTCCGACATATTAGCATCGACAATAAGGTTAATATACCTCCATTTTATAAACGTCTACTTCGATTCTTTTAAATAACTCTTCCATAACAAACACTTTTAATAGCTTCAAAAATCACTTTACTAACTCTATTCCGTCCGTCTTCCGACTGAATAAAAGCACAATCTTTGCGGGTATCCATGAAGAAACTTTCCACTAACACCGCCGGGCATTTGGTGTGTTTTAATATATAAAATTGGCTTTCCTTGTCGGGGTCTCCGTCGCTTGTATCTTTGCGTATTTTCCAACCGTCCGGAGCAAATTCTTTTTCAGCCTCTTTATATAGTTCCGTTGCTATCAAATCGGCTTTTGTTTGGCCGACGGACGTATAAGCCTCCCAACCGGTGCCACCGCCTGCGTTTGCGTGTACGCTTATAAGAAAGCACTTACCGGAGGTCTCTGAATATATCGCGTTTGCCCGCTTACAACGTGCCGACAAAGATACATCTTTTGTCTCCGGTACTAATATTCTATACTGAATGCCTTCTTCCTCTAACATCGAACTAACACGCTTGACTATATCACGGTTGAACTCCCATTCAAACAACTGCGTACCATCGTCCCAAACCGGCGAACGCTTACCGGCTGTATCAATACCGTGCCCGTTGTCTAATATTGGTATAAAAACCTGTTTCATCCTTTGACCTCCTTTTTATTTTCCATTTCTTCCTTGCATCTCTCTATAATAGGCTTCCAGTACGAAGGCATAATGCGCGTAAATTCTAACCGGACTACATGGTATATTATCCTTAATCCTATGTTTTGCGGATATGCTTTTACGTAGTTCTTCAAGCCATTGCACAAATATACATATAATAAAACATACGTAAGTGATTTCATTGCCATTAATGCACCTTTTAAGTCGCCACATTGAGAAATGGCAATATAAACAGCATATAACAAAACAATATACAGCAATAACTCGGCCAAAGAGTTTTTAAATTTTCTCATGGAGAAATTATTGCACCTTACTATACTAACACCGTCCGCACGCATGCCTGCAATGACATTAAAAGCAAACATCACAACCAAAGCGATAAAAAACCCCTTTGTCGGTGTGAAATAAGCAAGTATCGGACTAAATGCCGATACTGCTATAAATCTAAAATATTCCAAATCTATTTTCATACTTCTCTATATACTATTGCAAACGTTTCTTTGCCTATGCTATCAATGCTAAGGAATGACCCTGTTTTAATACCGTCCACCGTCGCGAACTCATCTATAATACGGCTTTCAAAAGATAACGACCAATCCGAATTATTTTTATAATACATTCCGCTTAGGAACAAAGTATTTTTATCGGTTCCGTCAGAATCGCGTATCATTGTCTTTACGCCGTCTCTAAAATCTAATACATCTTGTGCAGTTATTCCGGCAGAATTTATTTCTGCTAAGGTCATTGTTTTGTCGGATTTAGCTATAAAGGCACGGAAACCGACATTTAACAATGGCTTATAAATATTTTGTATAGGCGCGTCGGTTGTTATGGTCATTACCGTAAACTTGCTATTAGTAATAACCAATTTAATATAACGTCTTACTACCGAATAAGTTTCCGGATTGGTGTACATAGTAGAGAAAACCAACTCCCCGTTATCATTATTACCACCTTGGAAATTACCTACCGTTTTCAGATTCCATACGATTAAGTCTTTTCGGTCATTGTTTGATAGCACGCTAACAAATATCTTCCTATTATCTCGTATAGGTCCTTGTATTACGTTTATATAGGAGCCTCCAATCATAGATTCTATTTGTGAAGCTATGCTTATCGTTTTTGTTCCGAACTCATCAGATTGCGTAAGTAAGTTATTAAGTACATATATATTCTTTGCTAAATTGTCAGCCTGTGTTGCAATCTCATTCATTTGGTCTAAGAATACAGTAGTAACCGACCAATTAGAGTAATTTATACTTCCACCTACATTTGTTCGTGTAGCCTTTAAAGATATTACCTTTCGCCCCGTGGCTATTCCGGTAAATTCCAGTACTTGTTGTTGTTGTAGGTTTGTTCTTGCCAACGTCATAGGCACAAGTTCACTACTATTATCAAAATAGAAGAAACTTGTAATAGCATATCTATATAGTACCAAAGCTATAAGCCTATCTAAAATAACTTTATCACTATCCGAAAGTGCGCCATTATTGGTCGGGATAGCTTGCATATACATTCTAAGTTCATAGGCTCTTTTTGCCCATGACCAGGACCCCTCCGATTCAGTTCTAATTACTGATGCGTTAATAAATGAGCATGTTGTAGCGCCGACTTCTTCCTGATATTCAAAATATTGTACTTTATTCTCGCCTGCTTCGGTGTATTGTGTTATACGCAACATGCGAGCTACCTGCGTATTTTGCGCACGGTACGTGCCTACATAGATATGTAGACCGTCTTCTATATTATTAAATACATCAAATTGGGCGTTTTTATTGAAATCGAAAGATTCATCTAATTGCTCTATTTCTACCCCTCCGCTATCCTTTAGAATATCCTGAATGCTTTTAGCGTTTGCAATACTTGTACCGCCATCGTACCCTCCGGCATCAACAAAATAGACTTTTCCGTTAGTTCCGTCTATAATCATAGCCGATTTACGTTTGTCATTGCTTGAACCGATACCAAAATTAAACAGACCATTTGCGACCACTGCGTTATACTTACCGGCAACATGGCCGCCTACTTCTGATGTCACTGTCCCCTGTCCTTCGGCATGAGAATTAACACCGGCCGCCTCCGTTTCTTGGCCTTCCGCATGAGAATTTACACCCCTTGCGTTAGTAAGTAGTCCTTCTGCATGGGAATTATTTCCGACCGACTCCGTTTGTGCGCCTTCCGCATGAGAACTACTACCGACCGCCTTCGTTTCTTGGCCTTCCGCATGAGAATTACTGTTTGTTGCTTTTGTATTATAGCCCTCTGTGTGCGAACTTGAACCACTTGCCACCGTTTTTTGGCCTTCCGCGTGGGAATAATCGCCGGACGCCTGTGTTTCATCCCCTTCGGCGTGTGACGCAACACCATCAGCCACAGTAATACGCCCTTCTGCATGCGAATTTTCCTTGTTTGCATGGGTTTGGAATCCTTCCGCATGGGAATTATTTCCGACCGCCTCCGTTTGGTGGCCTTCCGCATGAGAATTTAGACCCCTTGCGTTAGTAAGTAGGCCTTCCGCATGAGAATTTAGACCTAAAGCCCCCGATTGGTATCCTTCTGCGTGAGAATTAAAACCACTTGCCACCGTTGAATTTCCTTCTGCGTGAGCATTACTGTTTTTTGCTTTTGTATTATAGCCCTCTGTGTGCGAACTTGAACCACTTGCCACCGTTTTTTGGCCTTCTGCGTGGGAATAATCGCCGGACGCCTGTGTTTCACACCCTTCGGCGTGTGACGCAACACCATCAGCCACAGTAATACGCCCTTCTGCATGCGAATTTTCCTTGTTTGCATGGGTTTGGAATCCTTCCGCATGGGAATTATTTCCGACC